ATCAGTCGGACTGTCTGCAACGGTATCGTTATGGTCTAGGTTGACTGGTTGCCAATCGTTGTCATTACCAGACTGATCTAACCAGAAGGCCGCTTCTCTTGTGTCTGCAAAGGCGGCATAGATAAATTGCCAAGTGTTTAGGTTAACTGTATCGCCTTGTCCAGTAATAGTGAAACCAGTGTCAGTAAAATCAATATATGGCTGACCTAAATCGCTTACATAATCAAATTCGTTATTAGGGCTGTTCCATCTCAATCCTTTTGTATGTGGACTAACGGTATCTCTTGTATTGTCAATAACTTCCCACTGACTAGCATTATTGGTTGATTTAATAATTACAATCGCAGGTCTAAATCCAGTCGTTATTGAGACATTGCCAGTATCAGAAGTGTAAGTCCCAAACTTAGAGTAGCCAGACTTCTCTGCCCAACAGTAGGCGATCATGTCTTGACTTGTTGACCACGCATAGCCTGAGTTAAATGTAAACGTAGTTGACGTTGGGGCAGTGTTTGACCATTGAGATGCGTCTGTGCCAAAAGCGTTTGTTAAGTTTAGGTATCCATATGATGTTGCCGGATTACCTGTCATACCTTCCCAAACTACCCAGTGGTCACCTGCTCCGCCTGAGTTACGTTCTTTGAAGATACATAAACTAGGAGTAGTCCCCAAACCGTGGGCAAATGATTGTGTTCCTGATGATCCTGAGTTAAATGTAGAAATGCTAAAACCATAAGTTGTACTAACAGACAAGCCAGTCAAAACCGCAGTCCCGTCCGTCAGCCCTGCGGCGGCCATTGAAGCATACCCTGTACCATCTACATTGTATGTGTTAGATGAGCCACCTGCTTTCCACCCCCAAGCAACGTAGGATTCTCCAGATTGATTGGTAAAAGAATAATTACCTTCAACGGTAAAACCATCAGAATCAAAACTTGAAACACGGTTGGTTGTATCTTCGGCATCAGTCGTATTTGACTCAAGATTGTTTGGAAGCCCAACAACGCTATTCATTAACTGGTGATTATTAGATGTGCTTCTGTTCTTGATCCAGAGAAAATCCGGCTTGAACCCCATTCCGGTTATGGATTGTTGCGAGCCTGATCCACGCCAAAGAACTGTGTTGAAACTTTCAACCTCTGTATCGTCTTGGAAGTTGAGGTAAAACCCATTCGTACCGTAGGTGACATCTGGAGTCTTAGCCACCCACAGATTGTTCTTCAACTCACCGAACGCATCAGCATCGTAGGCTGTGCCGTCTGTAAGGTGGACTTCGGCTAGGTATCCGTCAAAGTAACTACCACCTCCTACATCACTACCTAAGTAAGCGGGGTCTGTTGTATTTACATCAGACTCACCAGTTGCATCAGGATAACTAGGTGTACTAACAAAATCAGAAACTCTTAAGCCGTTAACGTACAGACGAACCCTGTCAGAAGATGATGCGCTGTACTCGTAAGTTATTACAATGTGATACCAAGCCGATACATCCCGAAATAGCTGAGTAGTATTGATTGACCAATCAACCGTACCTCCACCTCCAGAAGTACGTCTCATTCTAATTTGGTCATTACTTTCAAATCTTACAAATGTGCGATCATTAGCATTCGGGCCTTGAGCAAATAAAATTTGAGTTGAGCCTAAAGTTCCACGCTTAACCCACGCAGAAAAAGTCCAAGTATCTGAGTCATCACCCGCATCCACAGGAGTCCAACTCAGGTACGCAGAGTCATCATCGTTAAACCGTAGCGATCCTTCAATGGTCTTAGGATAGAAGCCGCGAGTGGCGGCTTGCATGGCTGCTGGTACGGGTATAAGAGACATTACGACCCCTCAGTCAAAGCTGGTGTCGCGGACAAATAGACATTAGTACCGTCTGGGCAAAAATAACCAAGCATGTAAGTACCCGCCGCATTGATTGCAGTTAAGTCAGCAGCCGCTAGGTGTACGTCAGCATCGACAGTCACTGTTTGTGGCGTCGTATTAACAAGAAGAATAACGCCTGACTGGCCCGCTGTTTCATTAGTGAAGGTCAGATCAATTGCGCCTGTTGGCGTACAGGAGAAAAAATTTCCCGCAGACATATCAAACGAACCATCAGCATCTGTAACAACTGTACCTGTCGCTGCGCCGTTAACATCTACGTCCGCAGCAAAAGTGATATCGCCTTCAATAGTATCGGCTGCAGTTAGTTCACCAAGCGCCGTTACGTCCGAACCTGTGTATATGGATTTGACTAACTTAGCCATGTTTCACCTCAAGCCGTTAAGGGAATGTTATCTGCACTCCCGTCAGATTTAAAAAACGGAACCTGTTGAGTCGCCGTCAAAGAAATTGTATCAATAGTTGAGTCTGATTTATAAAATGGAATCTTCAAAGTGTTCGTGTAGCTAGACAGCCCAGCAACACTAAATATGTCGTACACCACGATCTCAACAACGTCAGATGCGGATAAAGCGGCTAAGCCCGCAATTGTGTTAGCTGTGTTGACGTTGTAGTCAGTGTCTTTAACAAGCAGCACACCGTTCAAATAAACATCAACATAAGTGCCATCGGTAAATACAAGTGCGTTGCCGTTGTCATCAGCACCAGACAAAGAAGTCTCGCTACCAGCCGCTGTGTAAAAGTACGTCTGCCGGACCGCTACATTGTTTGAGAATCTACCGATATAACTCATGCTGTGTAGCTCCCGGAATCGTTAAATTGCAGAATTGTGTAATCTCCGACCGTAGTTTCAACAACGCTAGCGCCTGTATAAGTCCCTGAGTAATACACAGTAGGTATCTTCAGGATACATACACCTGATCCACCAGAGCCGCCATTTTGCAGACTGTTACCGTAAGCGCCGCCGCCGCCGCCTCCGGTATTAGGATCTCCATCTTCACCGTTACCTGTAGAAGGCCCGGATGGAACTGGCCCTCCAGATCCTGCACCATCAGTACCAGTACCTGATGCATCATTACTACGGCCACCACCGCCACCACCGCCTGCTCTACCTACAGGAGTACCAGTGATCGATGAGGTAACTCCAGATCCTCCATCTCCACCAACAAATGTGCCACTGTTATTGATGGCATCCTGACCTACACCGCCTGCGCCGCCTCCGCCTGCACCGTTATAAGTAACAGTAGTAAATACTAAATCTCCGCCATCATAGCCTTGGCCTGCGGTTCCTGATCCGCCTGATCTAGATGCGCTGTTATATGAAGTAGCTCCGCCACCTGATCCACCTGATCCACCTGCCGCTTCATCAAGAGTATCAGCGCCAGAGGAACCTCCGCCTCCGCCGCCAATAACAGTAATTGTAGATTGTCCTGTAACAGCTAGAGTTGAGTCAGTCCCTGCTCCTCCTCTATTGTGAGTATCCGCAGTTTGACCTGCTCCACCGCCACCAACAACAATAGTCACAACATCTGATTGCTCTACTGTTATAGGTGATAAAGCAGAAGTGCCTCCACCAGAACTCTCTCCGGACACAGACGACTTATAACCACCTCCGCCTCCGCCACCTGTGCCTGCGTCATAGTTTGATTGAGTAGCACCTGCTCCACCGCCACCTGCAACAAGAACGTATTCAATATCGTAAGGGCCAAGAATATTCGTAGTACCTAAACCTACGTTAGCCCAGACGTTTGCGTCAGTCGTAGCATCAATACACACATATACTTCACCAGAAGTCTTGTTTAACCACAGGTGACCAGTAGCTGATGGGTTAGTGGTAATCGTTGGATCAGATGTCGATACAGTAGTGTCTGTTAACCCTTCAAATGTAGTTGACAGAGCCGCCCATGTGTTATCACCACGAAGGTATGAAGAACTAGAAGGCGTGCCAGTAGCACTTAATTCGGCTAGCCCTATAGCGTCATCCTGCATCATCGCATTTGTTATTGAATTGGCAGGTGGTGTAGGGCTGGTTATAGCCGCGCCACGGTGAATGACATAGATATTTCCTGTGCCAGTTGGTGGTGGTGATGTAAATGTTATCGTAGTGCCTGAAATGGAATAGGCTGTAGTTGGTTGCTGTTGGACGTTTTCGACAAAAACTTCTACATCGTTTGTTGTAGCAGAGCGGGACAGCGTGAACTCAGTAGTGGAGTTATTACCGTTAAATGTATCTACGGTTGTCGTAGTAAAGTTGCTATCAGGCTGATTCCCAAGATACGGCATTACGCGATCTCCAAGATACTTAGGGTTGTGTCAGCGGAGTTAGCTGTGTCGCTCGTAACTTTAATTACGTCGCTAGCCTCCATAACAACCTTTTGGTCCCCTCCAACAGGTACAAGCGATGATCCAACAGGAATCGGTGCCGCCTTAACTAAATACACATTATCGCCATCGTTGTTCTCAAGCGTGACATCCACAAGAATCTGGCTTGTAGTGATGTTCGCTATCGCTAACCCAATAACCGTAGTCGCGGTTGCGGATGGGCATGTGTAAATAGTCATCGCGGTGCTTGCCCCAGTGGCGCTACCGTCGAACGTTTTGACTTTAAATGTGTTCGCCATGTTTTACCCCAATGCAATCGCCAGAGCTACGGCTGTCCCGGCTGGGTCAAAGAACGTGCTCGTACCATCGGCTTCTAAATATGCGGCTCTTTCAGCGGGTTGAGTTACAAACACTGATTTAGTACCCGCAGAAAAATCAACCAAGCTACCGCTGTTGGACGACTCTAAGACAGTGTCACGTGATAATGTCGTGCCAGAAGCCGTATATGTACCAACACCAACCTCAAACTCAGTCTCTCCTACAATAGCGTAGTAAGTCGTATTGCCATCGCCAATAACCGAGAACGATTGAAAGCCAGACGCCGCCCCAGCCAAGGTGATAGTTCCTGTACCAGTAGTAGTCGTGCTTTCTTTAACTCGATCTTTAACGACGATAGCCATTACGCGATCCTAATAATTGCCGTGTTATAAGCCGCAGCAGGTATAACAACAGTGAAGTCACCATCAGTCGCCGTCTTAGTCTCACCAAAATCCAACAAAGCAACAGCCTTATTCGCTTGAGATGAGTTGTAGATAATCGCGCCACGTGCGTCTAGGTCTACATTGCTAAACACAACGTCATCGAAATCTACATACGCCACATCGTTAGTGTTGTCTGTAGTAACGGAAACGTTAGCTAACGTTGCTCCACCAGTCGTGTAGTTAGTTCCTGAAGCAGAAACCTCATCACTATTGCCTGTCACATCAGAATAATTAGTTGTGTCAGCGTCATAAGTGCCCGCCATACTTGGAATGATTAACGCCATCTTTAAGGTGTCATTAACCACATCGTGCGTGCCGTTCAAGATTTCATTCTTAAACGAGTTGCATAAAGTCTGCGTAATTGCCATTGTTTACTCCTTTACCTTACCGGGTATCTAGCTTGAGCAGTTCTGTACATATCCTGACGATTCTTACCTTCAGCCTGCATTTTAAGCTGTAGGAGCGCTTCGTCATACCGTTTTTGGTACTGTGCTATAACGTCTTGCTCACCTTTCATGAAAGTGTACGCCTCTAACAAAGCACCATAAAGCAATACAGAATCAAAGTTATCGCCAAGCCAAGTATTAGTGGCGGTAACAATTGTCTCTGGATAATAAAAATAGTGAAGCTCCACTGTATATGTGCTGTCAGGGGTGGGCCCAACAATCAGGGAGTTTTTATCGAAAGTCGCGTAATGAGAGGGCAACCCAGTATCTGTTGGCGTAGGAAACGCCTCACGGATAAAGTTCACATCCTTGTTCAACAGGTAGCTGTACGCCCCAGCGCCGTCTACGACAGCCAATGAATAAGTTGCCAACCAATCACTAGGCAGAGTGACATACTTATTGCTGGTAGTAACCGAACCAGTAACGTTCTTGCGAAGATCAAGAATCTGTACCCCGTTGTAAATCCGCTGTTCTGCTTGCTTGATAAATGTATCGAGCTGCTCTTTACCAGTGAAATCCGCAGAAGTACCCGTGGTAGTGGTCCACGTAGTGTTAGGGAAGTCGTTCTCAACGTACCCTTTGATTGTTTCAAACAGCGTAGTGTAGTTCACAATATCTCCTACGAAGTCACTGTTACTGTACCTACTGCAGTAGTAGCTACAAGTTTATTCGGTAACCCACTGATATTATAGGGGTTTGATAGCCCAACAGGGTTCCAGCCCCATTGTATCTCCCTAGACTCAGCATAGCTATTGTCAGGTCTAGGATTCCGTAGCGCCTGTGGGTCTTCAATAACATACATACCCAACTGCAACTGCGGCTGATCTGGCTCCCAACACGTAGGACAAACCAGTATATTTACCTGCTTAGTCTTGATCGTCAGTGGCTTCAGCTTTTTCAGTTCGTACTGAAACCCACAACGGTCACATACTCCTAATGCTCTTTTACCGGCAGCAAATGCCATATCTGCTCCTTAGTAGAAGAACTCACGTGGAGCCAACCTCAACGAGGCTTTCTCTCTATCCTCCGCAGAAGCCAAAGTCCACTGTTCTTCATATGATGCCTTGAGCATCTCGATACGGTTCATAGCCTCTGGGATCTTTAGAGACAAGTAATACGCCAATCCAGCGACCAAACATGGAAGCATACGGAACGGGATGTCTTGGTTGTTTACACCGTTACCCGCGTCCTGAATACGGCGCATACGCCAATAAGTAAATGTATAGCTGCCATCAGGGACTGGCCACACGTTGATTTGCGGCACATCCGCTTGGCGGTCAATCCATACTTGGATCGGACGCCCTTCTACATTCTTGTTAGGGATACTAGCGTAGGTAGATACACTAATTCGCGTCATACTAAGGTCTGACTGAGATGTACCAGTTCCTGTACGTATTACATGGTCAAGTAAGTCAATCGTATCAGCGGGTAAATTGTAAGTTCCTGTACCGTCAGTTAAGGCAATGGAGCCTTCTTCAATAGTCCACAGGTTAATACCACGATTCGCCCATTCGATGGACAGAAGGTTAAGGCTACGGCGAGCCGTACGCATGTCATAGCCCGTGCGAAGTTCTACGCCGCAACGTTCAAACGCCTCTTCAACGAGGTTGTTCAGGTCTAGGTCAAAGGCTGCTGTTCCTGACGTTGCCATTACTTCTTCTTCCTTTTAAGCGGGGCCACTCTACGCGGCTTACCTGCTGGTTGTCCTAGGCGCTTCTTCTGCGCTATACGCTTTTTCTTCTCCGCCGCCGTCATTTCACCAGACGTTTTCGGAGTTTTGCTAGAGACTCTTTTACTCGGTCTACAATACGGCGTACCGCGTTTTTCACCTTTGTCGCGTCCACATGCTTTCCCAGTACGAACATCTTTCCAGTCCTCTTTGAACCAGCGTTTCAGTGCTGCACCTTTTGCAGTCTTGCGAACGGCCATTACTTTTTACCAGCTCGCTTCTTTCTACATTTGGCGATAGCACCTGAAGCATAAGCAGAAGGGAAGACCTTATACTGCGCCTTTACCTTGTGGTAACAAGCGTCTTTAACAGATCCACCCTTCTTATAGTAGCTACGCATTACCGCATTTGACCGCGAGTTTTGCCGCGCATAGCGCAACCGTCGATCCTACCGCCTCTAGCTTTTTTAGTAACCGCTTTGCGGATTTTAGACAAATCTGGAGCTTCAGGTTTCTCACTAAATTTCTTTACAAACTCATCTCTAGTCATTTTATCGGTTATTTTACCGCCCGGTGCGTAGCCTTTCATCTTGCCGCCCATTTTGGCTTTCATAGTGTCTTTAGCTAAACACTTGCCAGCCGCTTTACATTTAGCTGGTGACTTACACCCTGCACACATTTTCATATCATACGTCCTTTTGTTTTACCGCGCTGGGCGATACCATCAATCTTACGAACTTTGCCGCCTTTCTTAAAAGACCCCATTTTTTCTTGGGTCCTCTTTTCAAACTTTTTTCGATCTTGTTCAAGAAAACGAGCTTGAAGTTTTTCCTCATCTGTGGGGTTTTTGCCCCCCGCTCTTTCTTCTTTTGTTTTAGGTGTTCTATTTTCTTTAACCTTTCTACCCAGACTTGGAGAAGGTCTCGCCCGTTCTGTCATTGACAAAGGCAACCCGGCGTATCCACCTTCGTCTCTAGTTTTTCTAGCCATTACATAAACCTCTCTGCTACGGCAACGCCTACAATAAGTACGGCTAAGCCCCACATACGTAGATCCAATTTTTCAAGAAAAGCCTTCTGGTCGGTCAGCTTCTCTTCAATGCGCTCATACCTAGAACTACACTCTTTCTCGTGTGACTCTAATAAAAGAAGCACATCTTTAGCCTGTAGTTCTTTGTCCTCCAATGACACCGTAACTTCCTGTAACTTTTTAGCTCTAGTCGCCATTAGCAATTCCACTTACGTAAACTTTTGTTAATACGGCTATTCGGATCGTTTGCTGTCTTTGCACTGGTAAGTCTTTTCTTCATACCAGACATACGCGCACAGAAAGAAGCGCGACGTTTCGCGGCCTTCGATCCTTTCTTGAGTTTGCTGGGCTTAGTAGTTACAGCCGTCTTTAACTTGCTACCGGGGTTCTGTTTCCGATAGCTAGCGACGCCTTTAGCGTTCAGCCCACCAGACTCACTTTTACCTTCTTTGCGCTGCCACGCGGCGGTCTTACCGCCTTTCTTGTAATACGCACGCATTACATAACCTACGCATACAGCACTGTAACCGAAGTTACATTGGCAATAGTGGCATAAGCACTGGTCTCACAACGGACTGGTGCGGCTGACAAATCTACGTAACTCGTAGCGGTGGCAGACGCAGGGGTAGCTACAGTAATAACAGCGGTGCCACTGGCTCCGCCGTCTTTAATAACTACGCTACCAGCGGTTCCGCTGGCGACATAGTAGATACCCATAATCCGAGCAGGACCACCAAATACCGCACCAGAGGCGGTTACGGTAGTAGTCTTACCATCAGAGTGCATTACTTAGTTTCCTTCTTAGCCGCTGACTTTTTGGCTGCTGGCTTCTTAGGCTCTTCCTTTTTCATAGGAGTGCCGTCAGGGTTTAGCCCGCGAGCAGCTAGTTCTTCAGCAGAGGCTGGCTTAAAACGACTCATAAGTCACCCCCGCTTACGCTGCTGCGATAGTTGCGCCAGTATCTGAACGCTTCCAGTTAGTACCGTCAGAGAAAGCGAGAATTGCTGAACCTGCCGCACCGTTAGAAACGTAGATAAGCGTGCCAGCACCAGCGTCAGAAGCTGATGGAGCAGAAGCTACGGTATAAGTTGGAACTTTAATATCACCGACGAAGCCGTTCGTAGAGGTGACTGGACCTGAAAAGGTAGTTGATGCCATTGCGATGTCCTCACATGCGAGTTTAGTGCGCCTGTCTGCATGTCGTCTGCTAGGTCAGTCCGACGCACCCATTTCCTAGTTACGCTTACTAAAGCACAGGTAAAAGATTGAGTCAAATAAAAAGGGGACCCGAAGGTCCCCTCTAGCAGTAGCTTTTAAGCTACTTATGCAGCACCCGGAGATCCGAAGATTCCCAGTGGATCTGACCAGCCGAAGCTGTAACGCTCACGAGCCTTGTAACGTACGTTACCAGTATCGAAATCGCCGTCCATGCCTGTAGTCATCGCAGCACGTGTGAAGTGCTTGAGACCGTTAGGTACGTCAGTAGTCAAGAACCATGCGTCATCATCAGTCAAGAAGTTGTTGACTGTGTAGCCTTCAGGAACAACACCGTTGTTCATGATTGCGTTGATGTCGTTATCGGCAGTACCGACACGGCCTTCTGTTTCTAACAAACGAGTTGCTACGAACTGCAACGCAGGTGGAATGATGAGCTTACGTGGCTTAGCTGCAATAAGCAGTCCACGCTCGTCAGTCCAAGCTGCAATCTGAATAACAGCCGCTTCCAAAGAAGTTTCGTTAAGGTCAGCCGCAGTTGAAGGCTCGTTAGAGTTAGTGCCACCAGAAACAAGTGGGTGTGCTGTAGAGAACAGCTCAACACCGTCGCCACCAGTGTAGCTAGAGTTGAAGCCGTTGTTCAGAACAGCAGCAGCCTTGGTTTGCTTCGTGTACGCCATCGCACGAGCCAATGCCTTGGTATAACGAGATGACAATGAGTCATACAGGTTATCTTCAACCGCTTCTTCAGTGATTGAGAATCCAAGAGCAATAGTTTCGTGTGTGTAACGCGAAGTCCATGCTTCTTGTGCGTTGTCATAAGAGATTGAAGAACCTTCTTCCTTCACAGGAGCAGTTCCAAATCCTGACAACTTGGTTTCTTCTTCAAATGAGCGCTCAGAAGTCTCTGCTTCAAAGATTTCTTTATGCTGCTCACCATACTTTTGATATTCCAAGCCGAACAATGCGTTCAGGCCGGGAAGTAGCTCTTTAAGGAGCTGGGCGCGTGAAATTGCCATGTTGTATTACTCCTTATACACCAGTGCTCATGGTCATCATGTGTGCATCAGTAACGATCTTAACCAGTACATCTGGGTAAGCGTCGCTAGGATCAGACACGTGAGCCACAATTTTGAACGGCTTAGCAGTAGTAGCTACTGTAGCGTCCAACGCTGAAGTTGAGTTACCAGTTGTAGTAGAACCAGTAGACGTTGATTGAACTGCCGCGAAGGTAGTAGTAGCACCAATAATAGTTTGAGCGCCAGTACCATCCAACTGAGCTTGGAACAATACGTTTGGATCGTCAACAACGTAAGCCTTCACAGTACCAGTAGTTCCAGAAGGATAATACTGACTGTGAATAACTTGACCTTGAGCATTAACATACTCACAACCAACGAATACGCCGATAGCACCAATAGTGTTACCGCCTAGGTTGTTAGTAGTCAGGTCTGCACCTGAGCCAGTTGCTAATGCAATATACCCATCCGCCCCGATAGTAACTACTTGACCATTAAAAATGTTAGTAGCTTCACCAGCAGGATCAATCAGATAGGTAGAAGTCGCCCCTGCATAGGGCATACCGTCAGCGCGTTTTACCGGCTTCAGGCCATATGGAGCTGCTGTAGTAGCCATTGCTCATTCTCCTAAAAAATTTAATTGCCTTTCCCGAATGATGTCTTGGATTTCCTATCCGAAAATAAGGGCATCCGAGGATCATTCTCACGCATAAAGTTGTTATCTACTGATTCCATCTGAGCTTGGTTCTTACCTGCGTAATACTGTTCACGCTGTTCCACAAACTCATTTGGTATCTTGCAGAGTAAAAGTCCTTGGACTTCGATATTGTCTTTATAACGACTATCGGTATCCACGAACATTCTGAACTGGGGCTGCTCCTCAATCCGAACCGGCTCCCAACCCTGACGCATTTTTGATGAAATATTGCGTGGATCGGCCTGATTCATCTGAGATACCCGAACCCAGCGGTACGCATAACCCGGCTGCTTATCTGGCTCTGGTAATACAGAGGCAGGTTGCCATGCCTTCGGACGTTCCGATGTAGCTCTTGTTTCCAGTTCGCGTGCAAGTCTGTTATCAGAAGTAGCTTTCTCTTGTGTAGCCATGATTAGTTCCCCATCTTCTTCAGTTCCCGAGCGTACTGCTCAGGGGTCAATCCCAGTTTTCTCGCAATTTCAACTTGCGATCTTTTTAGCACGATCTTTTTTGGAGACCTGCTACGGGATGCCGGAGCAACTACCGTGGCTGGCTTCTTCTCTGCGCTCTTGGTGGGCTTGCCGCCCCCACCAGTCGTTTCTTCTCCGAAATACTCCGGAAACCGACGCTGCATTGTGTTGTCAATGCTTTGCCAGTATTCATCGGTGCCAATAAATTGAGCACCGTGCTCCCGCTCTAACTTTTGGTGTAAGCCTAGTGCGAGGGCTGTCATCTCTTGGTCTGTGCCGAACCATGTGTTTTGTTCTTGCCACGCAGCCGTTTTGGCGTCTGGGGCTGGCACGTTGACCTGCTCAGATTCAGTTTGTACCGCAACTTCATTCTCTTGTAAAGAACGAGGTTTAAATGTTTGAGCTTGTTGAAGTTTATATGTCGCTGAATTAAATTTCTTCTGCGCTTCAATAAGTGCATCAGAATCGCCACTCTCATGTGCTTCTTTATAAGCACGTTCTGCGGCAGCGACTTCAAGTTCTGCTTCCCGTTTGTAAGTCTCGGCCAGTGTCTGCTCGCCATGAGACAGATTAGCTTTCAACTTCTTGTTTTCTTCAAGCGCCTTCTGCGCCATGCGGATAGCTTCTTGCTGCTCACGCATTGCACGTTCTTTTTCACGGCGCTCGTCATGCCACACCTTCTTCATCTGCTTCAGGCGTTGCTTAACCTTATCTGAGTAGTCTTCTAACTCATCAGCTTCCAGTTCTTCAACGATTTCCTTCGGCATGGGTGAATGGCCACGGTCTTCCTCCGGCGTGTCATCTTCAATCTCTAGTTCAGCATCATCATCAGCCTCGACTTCTTCCGCCACGGCCTCCTCTTGCTGCTCTTCCTCTACTTCAAACTCAAAGTCGTCTTCAGCTTTTTGCGCTTCAGCGTTCATATGTGCCTCCTTTAGGCTCTGGATATTCCACGTGGGTCTTCAACAACCGCCTCAACCGCATCATCATTGATGATCCGGAACTCACGACCATGAATCTTCACCCGTGTACCGGCGTGTGGGCGAACTAGAATAAAGTCGCCTTCTTTACACCAAGGTCCGCTAGGGAACCGGGTTTCGTCCTTATAACAATCAGGACCGAGCTTTAATACAAATAATGTAGTAGTCAGTAGCTCTTCGTTATGCATAGTCTGAGCGGATTTAATTAAACCGCTATCGCCATACGTTTCTTCGATATCAGGCACACCACAAAGGATGCGATACCCTGAAGGATCAGGTAATTGTTTTGCTTTTTGCTCCGGTGTTTCCGGTAGTTCTGTTGCTTCATCCGGATTATCGGGGTTTGTGCCGATTAGGATTTCAGTCATCGTCGTTCTCCATGCGTTGTGCCGTCTCCAGCACGAGGTTGTTTGCGATCATAAGGCCGCGAATTACGCCAGTGGCGTGCTTATATTGGGCGTGATCGGGAGCCTTACCGGCTGCAAGATCCTCCACAATAATTTCTCTTTCCTCGTTGATTTTGTCCGCGAGGTACTTCAGTAGGTCTGTACTCATTCTTCACCTTGAGGCTGCTGAGTTTGTTGTTGCCGCATAGCGCGGTCCTCTTGAGCTGCTTCACGGGCGATATTGATGCCCATCTCCAGCCCATCTTTCTGCTGTTGAGCAGATAACTTGTCTTTCTCGGAAGCGATTTTTGCTCCGACTTGCATACCAGCGGTACGTTCTTGGGAGGCGATACGCTCTCTTTCCAGCTCCAGACGGTCGGCTTTCTCGGCTGCATCGATCTGCATCTTCTGAGCCTTGAGCTGAGCTTCCTGCTGCTTGATCTGCAGTTCTGCCTGTTGCATCTGGACAATTGGGTCTTGCTGAGCCTGTTGCGCTTGTTGAGCGGCTTGCTCCGCCTGATTCTTGCCAAGGACTTGTTGGGCTGCAGCGGCTGCGAGACGCGAAATCTCCAGCTCTGTGTTCTCGTCCATCTTGTCCTCTGGCGTTGGGTAAGGCACACCAGCAGCGTCTTCGATCTGTTTTCTGTACGCCATTGCCAAGTGTTGGGCCAAATGCTCTTGGAAAGCTGCGCCGATAGTCTTAGCCATAGGGCTTTGCTGAAGCATACCCATCATCTTCGGATCTTGGGCTGCCGCCATATGCACAGCGATATGCGCCTCATGATCCTGATACAAGAACGCCTTGACCGGCTTGCCCTGCAACATATTCATGTTTTCTGTCACTGGGTCGGTTGGCTTCTGGTCGTCTTCCATTGGAACGAGCTTTTCAGCGTTCTTTATTCCTAAAACTTCTAACATCTGCCGGTGTAAGAACGGCATGTCATAAAGCTGAGGTGCAGACTGCGCCATTTGCAAAACTGCTTGGTACTGAACGACTTTTTGCGCCATTGTGGCCGCATTTGGGTCAGAAACAGGGATAACTTCAACCTGATCGTAGTCAGCGCCACGGTCCATAGCCTCGCCTGTGCTTGGCTCGTACGTATACTCATCGTCGGCATAGTCACGAATGACGCCTTTCAGGAGTTTAAGTTCCTGCTTCATTGAGTAATGGATGCGTGCCTGTACCGCAGACATGATCTTGAGCGTGCGCTCAAGGATTGCCAGAGTAGTACCAACAGGAGCCTGACCAGACATGTCAGAGATCTTCATGTCAGCCGCAGAAGCGAAGCGACGGCCTTCTTCTACGATCTTGTCGAGCAACTGAGACAGAACCATTGACGGCTCTTTATATGGGAGCGTCATGATGTTGTCTTTGATTGTGCCCGAAGCTACGTCTACATCACGAAACTCCGCTGGGGAGATCGGGGTGTCATCTCCTTTAACTCGTAATCCTTTGGTTTTGAATCCTCCGGGGAGGTTGGAGAGGGTTCCCGCATCAACAAGTTGTCTAATGATTGCGGTGCCGGACTTAGCGAAAGCACCAACAAGATGAATAAGACCGAAAGCATAGAAGCCAAAACCGGGTACATAACTATAATGAACAAAATGGTTCCGCTTCTGCTTGCTCTCATCCTCTTGATTCCAGTTACGACGGATCGCGAGAATAGTCTCCGAATGCTTCTCAATAGTAACCACGTACGGTAACGCAATACCTGTAGCCTTGCCGTCTTCATCCTCGTCCTCGTAACCGGGAAGATCCAAGTCAACGTGCATTTCGAGAATCTTATGGCGGTCATCAGATGTGGCACTGAAGCCCATCTTCTCTGCAATCGACTTCTCTATATCATCTAATGTATCGCCCGGTTCATCCAGCTCTATGTCACGATAGAAGCCAGCGCTCTGTAACTTTTTGATTTCATTAGCAGTTTTGCGCATAACGTGAGTTACACGCTCGGCTGTCTCGATATTAGACGCGCCGTATGGCACCACAACGTCTTCCGCTGGCACGTAAGTCGAAGTCTGACGATTCAGGCTAGGGTCGAAGTACACCTTCTTGAAGGCATTACCAGAGAGGCCAAGACCCCAGAGCATGCGCTCATGCTCGGGGCGATACTCTACCATCTTCTCTGTGAGCTGGTAGTTCATGTCATCCTTTACACGCTTGGCGACTTCCAGTTTTTCAGGAGTTTCTTTCCCGATAACCTTGGTCTTTACCGGCCCCTGCGCCGGGAATGTCTCCATCATCGTTTCAGACTGAAACTTAACAAGAGCTTCAGACAGGAGGGGGTGGTAGACACCACAAGCACCGGGCCAAGGCTCTGAGCGGTCCTCAACCTTCATACCCAACAGCTCAAGGCCGTCTACATAAGTCTGCATCCAGTCGCGACGCGAACCAGTATCTTCTTCAAAGTCAGATAGTAGCTCCTCACTAAGAGCTGCAAGGGACTCTTCTTCCATCTCTTCTGCGAGATTGGCCCCGAACTCTTCGTCGTCCTGCATATTATCCGGGTCGAGAACAATCTCCATGTCCCCAACTCGGACGGTAACTTCTTCCGGATCTTCGATCTCGATCTCAATATCTGGCTCCATATTGGCCGCTTGGGCCATCATTTCATCAATCCCCATAGGGGCTTGGTTTACGGCTTTCTCAATTGCCATTGCTCAGTCCTCAGTAGTATCCAGCGTGCGGTCGTCTAAATGTTGGTGGGTCGTCTTCCTCGTCTAGCAATGTCCGTATGTATCCGCCACGGCGGAACCGCGCTAGAGCTAACGAAGTAGAGTCAACGTAGTCATCGTGCTCTCCCGAAGGAAAACTTGCAACTTCTTCAATGACTTCCTCGGCCCAATGGGTGTTGGGTGCCCACACTCTGCCACTGGCAAAAATGTCTGCGACCGCATTTAACCGGGTAATTTTGTCGTTCCCTTTCACTGGCGTGAACTCTTGGACCGGGATACCCATAGCCCGCATCTCGTATATCAGTGGCGCACCTGATGCTTTCTTCTCGATAATGACCCCGTCTGGCTCCCAGTCGCGGTAATACTCGATTGCCACCTGTTTCAACCTCGGAAACTCCATCCGCTCCCTGAAGGCATCTAATAATATGATATTAGCCTGTGGTACGCCGGTATCGTCGTCCTTGTAGAACACACCCCACGTAGTTAACGCCGAATAGTCAGCACGTTGTGACTTCTCGAACGCCGTATCCCACGACATAAGGACAAAATCACAGTGTGGAGGGCTGTCTCCTTCCCAAATCTGCCACCATTCGCGTTTGATGATGGCCGTAGCGTCCGATGTCGGGTTCTGTTGGTACTGAGCCATCCATTTTGAGTGTGGAAGTTCCTCTTGGAGGGCTTTTAGCTCTTCTTCTGCCCAAAATTCAGGCCAAAGTGGCTTGTTTGACGGCAAAATCGCCGGAAATTCAATGACTTCCCACTCTGTACCGCCTCTTTCGGCCTCTGCCTTGAGCACACGAGCAGTAATGTCCTTCTTGGACCACCGAGTCATGACGATCACGATGGCTCCACCCGGCTGTAGACGCTGACGAGGGCCAGATGTGTACCACTCGTAGGTCTTATCGTAGATTTCCGGGTTTATTTCGGCCAGTGCAGCCTCCTGCTCCGAGTGAGGATCGTCAATAATCAACAAATCCGCACCCTTACCAGTCACCGCACCGCCCACACCGATGGCGAAGTAGTCACCACCTTTGTTTGTAGCCCATCGTCCAGCCGCTTTGGAGTCTTGCTGCAGCCCTACGCCGGGAAATATTTTGGCGTAGACTTCCTGATCGACCAAGTTCCGCACTTTACGACCGAACCCGACCGCGAGTTCTGCTGTGTGGGAGGTCTGAATGATCTTCTTATGGGGAAATTTCCCCAAGAACCACGCAGGTAGAAGATAGGAAGCGAACTCTGACTTTGTATGTCGAGGCGGCATATTGATGATGAGTCTTTTACACTCACCCTTAGCCACCCGTTCAAATGCTTCTGCCATTTTTGCATGGTGACGCCCTGCAATGAACGTCGGCCACGCCTCTTTCACGAACGCAAGAAACTTCTCTTGCGCCAGTTTTCTGGTTTTCAGGGACTGCAAGTGCTCCAGCTCAGCCAAGAGCTTCTCTTGCTCCCCCGGAGTTAAGGCCGGAAGGATGCTCGGTATATCCTTCAAGGATATATTTTCTAGGATGTCACTCGCTCTCGCTGCCATTCTCTAGATCCGCTGCAATACCT